TTATGCATCGAGCGACCAGGGAAAGCGGCAGAGCTGCCGCTGGTAGAGGGCGTGATCCGGCTGGATCAACGGGCGGGCCGTGGTGACGGTGACAGCGGCGGAGCGCACCCGTGCGCCGGGCAGCCGCGACTGGATGGCCTGCACCACCCGCAGCATGGTGGCACCACTATCCACCGCATCATCCACCACCACCAGCGACGGTGCCGGGCCGGCCTGTGCCAGCCATTCATCCAGGCGCGCCAGTTCTGCTTCATCAAAACGATAAGGGGGCAGCTCCCCCGAGGGGGGGCGACGTGCCAGAAACGCATGTTCCCAGACCCGCAACCGGTCAGCGATGGGGCGCGGCAGGCCCGCCACCAGCTTCTTCAATGCGGCCAGATTGTTTTTGTACTGTGTGGTGGGTCGCCGGCAGGTCAGCGACAGGATGGGCATTCCATGGGGCATCGCCTCTGCCATGGCATGGGCCACATGCAGCCCGCCGGAGGGAATGGCGACCAGCGCATCGGGCCGTCCGCCATCTGTCACCACGGCCATCAGGTCCGCGCAGGCCCGGGCAAAAGCCAGGGCATCCAGGCTGACAACATTGTTAAACCGTAACGCCTGATTTTGTTGCATCATGCTGCTTCTCCACCCGGATTGGGATTTGGACGGGAGTGGGCATGCGGGCGGTTTTCGCGGGTGCCTGACCGGGCGGTTTCCCGCCACAGCACGCCGATCGCCGCCCCCATGAACAGGCAGGCCGACTGATCTTCGATGACGGACAGAACAGCGCCATACCCGAAGGTGAAGGCCAGAATGGCCAGCGCGGGCTCCACCCTCGCCACCGCACCGGTCACAGGGCGCAGCGCGAGCCAGACGATGAAGCCGACATAGAGAAAAGCGAAAATTCCGAAGTAGGCGTAAAATAAAACTGCAATATTATCAGCAGGGTTGAAGTAATTCGGCGCAAACAGCCGTTGCGGCCCGCCGATCCCCCCAAGCCCCACGCCAAAAATCAGCAACTGGCTGCGGTCGATCCAGGCCCAGGCCTGCGGCCAGGTATAGGCGATGCGCAGATAGAGGGATTCCATGCTGAACACCCCGTCCCCATGGGGCAGGTGCAGATCGATGGTCAGCAAGGGCAGGCCGACGGCCAGCAGCAGCAGGCCCAGAAAGCTGGCGCGCAGACAGGACAGGCGATAGGCGACCGGCAGGCACATCGCCCCCACCACGGGCAGGAGGGCGATCAACGCCCCCTTCTGGGTGGTCAAGAACACGCCCGCCAGGGCCAGCGCCCCGATGGCCGCCCGCAACAGCCGATTTTCCAGCCGCGCCATCAGGATGATGCTGAGACAGGGCAGCACAGCCGCCACCGCGATGGAACTGCGGGTGAAGCCGGCCACCCGGCGAGCCATCGGATCGCTGATGAACCAGTCCTTGGAGACATCCACATTCAGGTCACCGACGACGGTGCGGATGCCGGTCCAGGGAAAGGTCATGACGAACTTGTCCAGCACGATGCCGATCATGATCAGCACCCAGAACAGGCCCATCAGGTTGGCCACGCGCCGGTCGGGCGACAGCAGAAGGCTGGCGGCAAAGAACCCGAAAAACATGTTCAGCATGATCTTGGTGCCGTACACGGCCCCCATCACACTGCCCACATTGCCCACCAGGATCAGGGCGTGGAATGCCAGCAGCATTCCGCCCAGGGCCAGCACCGGGTTCATCCGCCGGTCCATGATGCCCTGGGCAAGGCACAGCAACAGCAAGGGCCCGGCCATCAGCCCGTCGCGCAACAGGATCAGGCTGTCCTTACCCAGCAGGTAAAGACCGTAACGGACCACCGCTTCCAGCACATAGATGCCGAGATAGACCATCCCGCACCGCACAAAGACGCGGGCCATTCGGGCATCATCGACATTGCTGCCGCCGATGCCGGATGCGGAAATTGCCTGCCGGGCAGTGCCCGCAGCGGAAAAGGTGTCTGTGTAGGTCATGCATGATCACAACCATGACGGCGGTTCCGCCGGTTGTGATCGTTGTGTGTTCGCAGGTGCCGCAAGGCCTGCGACAAGAGGATTCTGTCAAGCAGAATCATTATTTAGTTGTATAGTTTATAAATAAATACCATATATTGATGGATTCAGCGGCACATCGGATCAAGAAGGGTCATTGACGAAATAATCGCGGTTGCCGACGATGAAACCACAAGCCCAGTATGTGCGCATATGCAGGGTATTATTCATCTGAGAGGTTGAGAGATGGTCGCACCCAAGGTGATCGTCACCGGCGGCGCCGGCTTCATTGGCAGCCACACCTGCAAGGCGCTGGCGGCGACCGGCTTCACGCCGGTCACGGTGGACGACCTGTCCAACGGCACGCCGGCGGCGGTACGCTGGGGTCCGCTGGAGAGGGGATCGCTGGAGGAGCCGGGTTTCCTGGATGAGGTTTTCCGCCGTCACCGCCCGCTGGCCGTGCTGCATTTCGCCGCCTTTATCGAGGCGGGTGAATCCATGAAGGTGCCGGGCAAGTTCTACCGCAACAATGTCGGCGGCACCCTGGCCCTGACGGAAGCGATGGCGCGGGCGGGCATTCCGGTACTGATCTTCTCCTCCACTGCCGCCGTCTATGGCAACAGCGAGGTGATGCCGATCACCGAGGCCCACCCCCTGTTGCCGGTCAACCCCTATGGCCGCAGCAAGCTGATGGCGGAAACCCTGCTGGCCGATCTGGCGGCCACCAGCAACCTGCGTTTCACGACCCTGCGTTACTTCAACGCCTCGGGTGCCGACCCTGACGGCGAGCTGGGGGAGAATCACGAGCCGGAAACCCACCTGATTCCGCTGGTGCTGCAAGCAGCCTATGGGTTGCGGCCCGGCATCAGCATATTCGGCACCGATTACCCCACCCCGGATGGCACCTGCATCCGCGACTATATCCATGTGCATGATTTGGCCCAGGCCCATCTGCTGGCGCTGCGGCGTCTGCTGGAGGGGGGGGAGAGCGCGCAGATGAATCTGGGGACGGGCCGGGGTTTCTCTGTGCGGGAAATCGTGGAGACGGCGGCATCCGTGACCGGCCTGCCCATCAACGCCATCAACGAGGCCCGCCGCCCTGGCGATCCGGCGGTCCTGGTTGCCGATGCCGGCATGGCCCGCCGGCTGCTGGGCTGGTCCCCCCGCTATACCGACGTGCAGGACCATATCCGCCACGCCGCCCGCTGGATCGAAACCACCTGCCCGGCGGCCCCCACGGCCCTGATCGTCTGACGAAATGCAAAAGGGCCCGGAACGACGTTCCGGGCCCTTTTGTCACAAGGCAATTCTGGTTTCGATGGTGATTCCGGTGGGATTCGAACCCACGACCCCATGATTAAAAGTTACATTCTTGTCATCGCAGAAATCCGCGACCATGTCACTTGCATCATGATAAAATTCCATAATGCATTGATTTATCGTGCACTGCCCCTTGCAATCCCGTGATAATCACGTACATATACGTTTATCGGAGCGCATTAAGGGTGCTGCAAACATGCTGCAAATGCCCTGCTGCAAACGGAGAACGAGACATGGCCATCCGCAAGACCAGCAAGAGCATCATCACCCTGACCGATAAGAAGGACCGCCGCCGGCCTGCCGAGTTACTGCCATCCGACCTGCCCGGCCCGGCGGACGGTAAGCCATACATCGACCACCCCATAGCGGGGCCAGCGGGCTTCCACATGCGGGTATTCGCAAGCGGCACAAGGAAATGGGTGCTGCTCTATCGACATGAAGGGCAGTCGAAACGAGCCATGCTCGGAGAATGGCAGCCTGACGGCAGCAGGGATGGTGGGCATATGTCAGTTGCCGCCGCCTGTGCCGCGGCTGAAAATTTCGACCGGAAAGCTGATCCTGTCGGAGCAGCCAAGGCTGAAAAAGCAGACCGCCTGAAGCGCAAAGAGGAACTGCGCACGGCAGAGGAACGTGAAGCCGCACGTCCGACGGTTGGCAGCCTCATTGAGCTATACAAACGGGATGTGCTGGAGAAGAAGCGGCCAGCGACCCGCGAACAATATGAGCATGTCCTGAACACGCTGATTCCGGCAGCCATGAAGGAGCTACCCTTGCGGCACGCTGAAGCTGGACGACGCGCAATCCAGCGTGAGGACATTGTTGCCTTACACCGTTCCATGGCCGACCGGCCTTATATGGCGAATCGCGCCCTTGCTGTCGTATCCGCCATGTTCGGCTTCGGAGCTGGTGTGCGGGGCGATGACGGGCAGTTCTGGTGTGACACGAACCCAGCCGATGGGGTGGAACGGTATCACGAAGAGAAGCGCGAGCGGTTCCTGTCGGACATGGAAATGGGGGCGTTATTGCATGTCCTGGATCGTTACCATCATAAAAACTCGCTATGGCTGATCCGGCTGTTGCTTGCCACCGGTGCCCGACGTGGTGAATGGCTTGGTGCGCGCTGGTCGCAGATCGATATGGATCGCGCTGTTTGGTCGAAGCCCAGCAGCCATACGAAGCAGCGGAAGCAACACGTCGTCCCGCTGAATGACGAAGCCATAGGGTTGCTGCAAGAAATCCTTGCGGAAAGGGTATCGGAAGCGATGAAGGAGCGCCGCGCCCGGCTTGGCCGAGACCTGGAAGATGTCGAACGCCATGCTGTGCGCGTCGGCGTCATGGGCGGACCCGTCTTTCCGGGGGAGCGTGGAACTGACACGGTGACGACAATCAACAAGCATTGGGCGGAGATAAAGCGTCGGGCAACTGTCCAGCTTTGGGCGACAGACCAGACCAGCCCGGCATTCTTGCTGCTCAGGCAGATTGAGCGCGACACAGGCAAGCGCCCATCGTTTGAAGAACTGACGTCGCTGGCCGACGAACGCGGTATTGAACTCGGTAACGGGCTGCTGGACCTGCGCATTCACGATCTGCGGCATTCCTACGCCTCTATGCTCATAAATGAAGGGTTAAGCTTGTCGACAGTGGGCGGACTACTCGGACACACACAGGCAGCAACAACAAGTCGATATGCCCATTTGGCGTTGGACACACTTCGGAGTGCAAGTCAGTTGGCCAGTAACCGAATAAGGAAAGCCGCCTCATCCTCCAATGATGACAACAGCTAGGATATGATATTTTGTCATTAACCTGAATTCACCCTAGATGCTGATTTTTTTTCTTGCATCTCTTCGCTATGTGCAATAAGGTTCACTTATAGGTATCCAACGTGTATCCGCAGCCCGTTACACCCAGGGGGTGTTTCGGACTCCGCCAGGGGCGGGTTAGTGACGCGGATTGCAACGGGATCACGCCCAGGGGGCGGCCGACCTGCAATAGGGTCTGCCGCCCCTTTTTTTATTTGGGCGCGACCCGCATCAAACGGGATCGACCATGTCCGAACTGCTTGCTGACTTCTTTACGAAGGGGCAACTGGCCAATGAGCTGGGCTGCGCACCTGCAACCTTGGACCGTTGGGAGCGCCTGAAGAAGGGACCGCCCAAGACCAAGATCGGCCAGCTTGTCCTATACCGCCGTGCCGATGTTGCTGCTTGGCTGGCCGCCGCTGCCGAAGCCGCAGCCGCCCCCGCCACCAATCGCCGGCGCACCGGGGCTGCCCGGTAACTCGCTCCTGATGGAGCTGCCCAACCAACAACGTTGGGAGCGAATTACAATGAAAGCTCAAGGGTTTCGGCCTGTCGGCGACGCCGCCAACGGTGCCCTTCACACCATCATCATCCGCGCGCTCGCCTACTGGCGGGGCCGGGCTGAAGACCAATCACTTTTGCAGGAAGAACGCGACCATGCCGCTGATGAAGTGCGGCGATGGATGGCTGTTTCCTGCCCGGAGACCGGCTGTGCGTGAAGCTATAACAGAAATAGATGCACTGTTCCTGGCCGCACTGCGTCGTCGAAATCCTCGACACATGGAAAAGATGGCAGCAGTGGGGGTTCCCGCTCGGGTTGAAGGGTTGCCGCCCTTGTGGGGAGCTTATCCAGGCTATGCGAACGATGCCGGCCTCTGGGAGCCCGCCGATCTTCAGCCCGGCGAAAAGCTGCGGGACATGGTCATTGTACCGTGCGGCTGGGCTGATCTGGACGGCGTCTTCTATGATGGGATTGATGATCTGGTTGCGTTCTTCTTGGATGCTCCTGGTCGTTGGTTTCTGCTACGTGGCAATGCAGCCCTGTTAGGGCCGGATCAAGTATGGGACGCGGGATTTTACGGTCGTCCCCTGCATCTCTTCAGTAACCCGCTTTCCTGGTTGCAGGCCAACGGAGCGGGGGCGTGTGTGATCGATTGGCGCATGACACCGCGCCTGCATCTTGCTGATTCCCCCGAATTGATCTGCGAGAGTGACCAACTCCGGCAACGGCTGGTGACACGGAATCGTGAATGTCAGTCCCCTTGGACCATCTCGGTGGGTCTTAACCATCGGGTGGCAGCATGAGCCCACCTGCCTGGAATGAAGCTCCCCCGTCCCAGGGCCGCCGCCCCTTCGTGGACAACCGTGTGCGCAGTGAACCAAACCCGCGCTTCGCGGCGGCCCCGCCATCGGTGCTGGATGGCGACTGTGCGCGGTGGCTGGGCAAGGAACCAGAGGACGTGCCGTTCACCATTGCGGGCTTGGTCCCACGTGGAATGACGACACTGTTGGTTGGCCATGGTGGAGCCGGCAAGAGCATGTTGGCACAGACCGCCATGACCTGCATCCCTACCGGCACTGAGTTTTTGGGCCGCATTACGGACAGCGGGGCTGCGGCCGGCATGTTCGCGGAAGATCCTGACGTGGTGCTTCACGCCCGACAGGTTCGGATCAATCGGCACCTGAATGTGGATATGGAAGCCTTGGTTGGGCGCTCGTTTCCAAAGTCATATGCCGGTGTCGATGCCTGTCTCTGGCGAGCCGGCAAGACGACACCCGTGTTCGACAGACTGGAGGCCGATCTACGCCATGTCCCCGATCTGCGCTTGGTTATCATCGACAACGTCGCGTTGGTCTATGCCGACAACGAGAACGACCGCATCCCGGTATCTGGCTTCGTCAATGCCTTGAACGGCATGGCGTCAAGGTTAGATGCCGGACTGATCCTTTGCACCCACACATCCAAGTCAACCGAGGACAGCGGCAATCGCCTTGCCAGTGGTTCTACCGCTTGGGTGAATGCCAGCCGCTCCGTGCTGGTGGTGAAACCCGACGACACAAATCCCGACCGTGTCACGCTCCGGGTGGCCAAGGCCAATCATGCACGGACTGGCGAGAAGCTGGAGTTGGTGTGGTCCGACGGCGTGCTACGGTTGAAAGACGCCGCTCCCACAGGGGTCTTCGGTGCAATCCATAAACGACAGGTCGATAGCCTGTTTATGGAGGCCCTGACCCGTGCCACCGCCGCCGGCATCACCTTGAACGCCAGCGCCAACACCAGCCGATATGCCCCTCGATATCTGGTGGCGGGCGAAACTATGGCCGGATTGACCGAGCGCGACTTGGTTGCAGCGATGCGTCGTCTATTGGACGCCGGCACCATCCGGGAAGTGACCGAGGGGCCACCGTCGAAGCCGCGTTCCAGGCTGATCATTGTCCAGAAGGAAGGCGGTGAATGATGTTCCGCGCTCCCTTCCACGCACCTTCCGCGCTCGCATCAAGCCTTCCGCGCCCTTCCGTGCTTTTCAGTAAGCCATTGATATGGCCTGGATTTCCGCGCTTTCCGCGCTTTCTTGTTCCGCGCACTTCCGCGCTCCGTAAGTGGTTGATTTTCCACGTTCCACGCACCTTCCGCGCCCTATCCCCCTTCGGGGGATATCCCACCCCTCCCCGCGTGGAAGCGGGATTGGGGATGGACCAAGCCAATCAAACCCAAATGCCGACCCGGAGAACCACCATGGCACGCCCCCACACCGAACCCACGACTGCCCTGACCAACCTGATTGCTGCCTATGACGCATTCGTTCTGGCCGGTGGAATGGCCCTGGATCGAAGCAACAGGGTCGGCATTGGCTATCTCCGTCTGCTGGAGATTGAGCGGGAAATCAGTGGTCGGGCCGCTCGCAGGACCAATGCAACGCCTGCCCGGATGCCCGCCCGTCCTGCACCTGTACACCATGGAAATCGCTGATCCATGATGTTTCATCACAAGGTCATCACTCAAAAAACCAACATAACTTGTTGTTTTTCAAAACATTATCTCCAGACAATCCGCTGCAATCCATAAACTTGCAGCATATTTGCAGCACAAAAGGCCACTCACCATGCCCCAAGATACCCCCGACAAGCCGCGTACCAAGCCCCGTCGAGTTGGGGTGAAGCAACCGGAGACCCTGTCTCCAGCCCCCGCCCTTGCCCAACCTTCCCGGCGGTCCCGCGTCACAAGTGGAAAGGCCGCGTTCCTGACCACGGAGAACCTTGACCCCCGATCCCAGGCAGCACGGCGCTTCGTTGACTTGGTGGCCATCCTGTCTGCCGATGTGGCCAGCGGAGAACCGCTCACCGAGGCACAGCACCAAGTCGTGCGCCGCTGTGCTGGTCTGGCACTGCGCAGCGAGCAAATCGAGGCGCGCATGGTGGCCGGAACCGCAACGCCCGAGGACATTTGCGACTATCCGCGCCTATCCATGACCATGTTGAAGCTGTTGCAGGCGGTCGGGTTGAAGCGCACGGCCAAAGACGTGACACCGGGCGGAAAGACCATTGACGCCCACGCCATGGCGGTGCTGGCCGGGGGCGGGCAATGACCGGCTGGACTGATCCGCTGATCCGCCACGCGCTGCGCCTCGATGGGGCCGGGGCTGGCTTGGCACGGGACATCATCGCGGACCTGAACCAAGCCCTTGCGGACCTTGATGCCGAATTGGCCCGCCGGGTGCCCACCGATGCGCCTTTCACCTATGCGCGGCTGTCGCTAGTCCGCCCGCAATTGGTCACACTGGTGAACGCCCTATCGGCGGCAATCGGGGTACGGATAGACGACGGCATCGCAGCAGCGGCGGACACGTCTGTGCAGGCGATGGCCGATGCCATGGAACGGCTGAAGGATATCGCCCTGACCATTGGCGTGACAGAGGCGCAGGCAGCCGCCATATCGTTCACCCGTCCATCGCTTGCCCAGCTTGTAGCAGCCCGACAGGTGCCCATGGATGGCCTGTCATGGCGAGCATGGGGGCAGCGTCTGGCGGATGATGTGGCCCGGCGGATCAGCAGCGAGTTGACCCAGGCCGCAGCCCTTGGCGAACCGCTTCCCAAGGTCCGGGGCCGCCTGGAGAAGGTGGCCGATCTTGGCCGCACCAGCGCCGAACGCCTTGCCAGGACGGCGCTGAACAGCGTCAGCAGCAACACGAACCTGACCACCTTTCAGCAGAACAGCGACGTAATCGGGAAGGTCCGGTTTCTCTCGGTGTTGGACAGCAGGACATCGAGCATCTGCATGTCGCTTTCGGGCCGGGAATGGACGGTGAACAGCCCCGACATCGTGAAACCACCCCGACACCCCAATTGCCGTTCCGTCCTGATCCCGGTCACGAAATCATGGGTCGAATTGTTCGGCCCCGATGCCGCTAACTTGGAAGAAGTTCCCGCCGGGACACAAAGCAGTCAATTCGGTCAAGTTGATGGAAACCTGACCTATGAACAGTGGTTGAAGCGTCAAGACACCGCCTTTCAGAAAGAAGCATTGGGGGAAGCCCGATATTCAGCCTGGAAAGCGGGCATTCCACTTAGCGGCATGGCGACCTATTCGCGTGCCCTGACTGTACAAGAACTTCGCAATCTCTATCCTGGAAAGATCTGACTATGACCCACACCATCACCAACGATACCCCCGACACCCCCGAGGAAGTGGCCGAGAACTTCCTTGGCCTTCTGCGCAACATCGTGAGCTACACCGACAGTTGGCACAGCTTCTTGCCGGCGGAGATGCGCGTCAGCGCCATGCTGTGCGCTGGCGTAGACGTGACGAACCGTGAGTTCGGACCCGGCAAGGGTGCCGCCATCATCGTCCAGTTCCTGACTGAAATGATCCGTCGGGAACCCGCTGTGATCCGGCACATGACCGGTCAACTCACGGAACTGAACACGACGATCCTCGCTGAACAGGCGCGCATGGCGAAGTCGCCCGTGAAGTCCTCCAATCCCGGTTCTGACCCCGAGAAAATGCCAAGCGCAGAGGCAATTGAAGACCTGCGCATTCAACTGTACTGCGTGAAAGATAGCGCCATGAATATGCTCGATCATCTTGGCGACAAGACGAAGACGGAACACAGCGTTGCAGATATCCTTGATGACTTGGACGAAGCACACAAGATGCTGAACAAGCTCGAACCTCGCAAGCCAAAGCGGAAGGCGAAGCTGAACTGAGGCAATTCACGCTTGCCATGGGGTGTCGGTTCTCCCGACGCCCCTGGCATCCCGCATTCCAGTATGAGAACTTATCATGAACAAGAAAGTCACCTTGGCGGACAAGATCGCGGAATGGCGGGGCGGTTCAGCAGGGTTTTTCAAATGGCTGGAGGACGTGAAGCCCCTGGTGCTGGGGGGCGCATCCCGATACGTGCCTTATGCCTTCCCATCAGACGAAGTGAAGGCCGAAGTCGCGCGGGCGCTCGACGGCCCCTACAGCACAATCATATGGCTATGGCCACGCCGACATGGGAAAACTCTCCTGACAGCCATGATCTTGACTTGGCAGTTCACCACCCAGCCGAACCAGACCATCGCCTTGTTGGCGAACTCGAAGAATCAGGCGGTGGACGTTTGTTTCAAGCTGATCCGCAGCACGATCCAACACACCCCCTATCTGAAATCCCTGCTGGACAGCGGCTCCATCAAGGTTCAGGCGGAATCAATCGTCTATGAGGCGTTGGCGAACGTCATTACCGGCTACGCCAACAACCCGGATGCCCTATGGGGCCTGAAGCTGTCCGCCGGCCAGTGCAGCGAGCTACATGCCGCCCGTGACCCGCGCGGCTTCGAGATTCTGGCCGGGTCTGTGCTGGATACCGAGGGTGGGCGCATCTTCATCGACTCCACCGTGGGATCAAAGTCATCGCCGCTCTACGCCCTGGTGCAGGCAGCGGAGCGCGGGGAACCGGGAATTTTCGTCAGTCATATCAAATATTCCAGCTTGGAAGATGCCATAGCCCGGCAACCATCGTGGATATCCGGGGACAAGCTGCGCAGCCTATCCGCAACGATGCTGCCGGCCCTGTTCTCGATGATGCACCTGAACGTGTGGGGTGCGTCGGCTTCCTCGCTTTTTACCGAGGAGATCATCAAGAAATCACAGTCGGCATACCCCATTGACGTGAAAGCGTTGGCTGAGGGCCGGGCCTTTGCTGTTGGCGCTGGGCTGGACAGGGCCTATGGCTTCAGCCTTCATGGCGACCAAACAGTAACTACCGCCGTAATGAAAGTCATGTCCGGTGACGAAGAAGAATACTTCGTCCTGGATAGTTCATCCATTGCCTTTTCTTCTGCTGCCGGGATCAAGAGGAACCTGTCCGCCTATGCCAAAGACTTCGGAATGACCCGCGCGGCCCTTGAATCTTACAATTCGCAGGACGTGGCCGCATGGGCTGGTGAACAGAAGTGGCAGCACGAGACCATTCACCCCACTGCTGAACGGCAGGCAAACGCCTTCACCACCTTGTTCAACATCGCCAACGATGGCCGGCTTCACATTCATCCAAAGTTCAGCAAGTTGCTGAAGGAGATGGAAGTTTTCGAGTATACGCTTGAAGCAACAGGCACCAGCCGGGGGACAATCCCGCGCTTTGAAGCGGCAAAAGGCCAGCACGACGACTTTCTGTATTCGCTCGCATGGGCGATTTACTCGCTGCGTGACATCGAATTGAACCCCTATGAACTGGCCGGTATTCACTGTTCTGGAATGGGTCCGGCGGTTCAGCTCTGCCAATTGAATCGCCAGGACGTCGGCGTCATTCCGCCCTGTGCTGAAAGCTGCCGCAGCATGATCCAGGCACAGGCCCTATATCGCCAGTATGTCCAGCGCGCGGGGTGCGTCCCCATGACATTTAGTCATTTTTTCCTGTCAAAGGTGGTCAATGTGGGATCACATACCGTTCCTCGTTGACATTTTTGGGAAAATATGACCATATGCAAGCACTATGGCGCTACGCGATATCCTCTTGGGACCGAAGGCCGATCCCATCATGCTTTTGGTGCAGGGTTCCGCCGCCCGCAAGGCTGCGGCGGAGCTGCGCCTGAAGTATTATGCGGATCAGCAGTCGGAAGATTTGCTGTCTGCCATCCGCCAACGGTGGTCACGGCCTGAAGATTTCCGGCTGTTTCAAGTCAATATCGTGCGCAAGATCGTGAACAAGCGGGCAATGGTCTATAAGACGGCCCCGGTTCGGACCTTCTCCGGCATGGATCAGGCAGCCGGCGAGGCGCTTTATTCTTCTGCTGGTGTCAACGTCGCGCTGAAAAAGGCGAACCGGCTGGTGAAGCTGTGCAAGTCATGTGCCCTTCAGGTTCGCTGGAGTGGGACGCAATTCACAATTGCCACCATCACGCCGAACGTCCTTGATGTGGTGGCAGACGATCCCATTGCCCCGGAACGCATCGTCGTCACGAGGCCGGGGGAGAAGCAGTTGGATACGACCTATTCGGATTGGACGGCAGAGACCTTTCAAAAGCTGGACTGGCGCGGGAAGCCACTGCCGGTGCCCGGCAATGAGGATGGCCGAAATCCCTATGGGGTGCTGCCGTTCGTGCCCGTATTCGACGCCATGCCCGATGGGGATTTTTTCTTGGAAGGCGGTGCTGATCTTGTTGAGGCGCAGCGTGCGGTCAATGTCGCATTGGTGAACCTCTGGCGTTCTATCGAACTGCAGTCACACGGCCAAGCCTGGGCAACAGGGCTGCCGGCAGGCGACGCAGTTCGCACGGGGCCGGATCGTGCCATCACGCTGCCGGAAGGTGGATCTTTTGGCTTTGCCAGCCCCGGCACGCCGATTGAGGAAGTGTTGGCAGCGATTGAGTTCGTCATAAAGCAGACTGCCGTTGCAAACGACTTGGCCGCCAACACGTTCGAGATTGACCAGAAGGCCCAATCCGGCACCGCGAAAGCGGCTGATATCCGTGACCTTCTGGAAAGCCGTCAGGACGATGTGGAGCTGTGGCGCGGATACGAGGCCCGCCTGTTTGAAGTCATCAAACGGGTGGTGAACACGCACCAGCCGGGGACCATTCCTGAAGGCGCGTCCGTCTCCGTCGATTTCGGAGAGGTGACAGACACCATCTCCGAATCCGACCGTCTAGACGCCTATCAGCGCCGCGTCGATTTGGGAATCTGGTCACCGATTGACTGCTTCATGGCGGACAACCCGGATATCCGGGACCGCAGCGAGGCCATGCGCATCCTCACCGAAAGGCGGGAGGAAAGCGCCGTGCTTGGTGTCGGCGGGGTGTCTGCCGGCCCGTCCTTTTCCATGACCAGGATCACAGCATGACCAAGGAAACCGAGACCACCCCCGCCGAAGTTGCCCAGCCGACCACCCAGCCGGCGGGGGCCGGTGCCACCGATCTGGATGCTGTGAACAGCCGGATCGCCGCCCTGTGTGACCAGATGGCCGGGCAGTTGCCCGAACATCTGAAGGCCCTGGTGCCCGCCGGCCTGTCGCCCCTGGATCGCCTGGAGTGGCTTCAGAAGGCCAAGGCCGCCCCGGCCCCGGTGGTGGTGCCGACCACCGACACCACGCCGCCGCGCACCACCCCGCGCACGGTTGATCTTTCGACCCTTTCCGCGTCCGCCCGCATGGCCGCCGGGTACATCACCAAGTAATCGGAGACTGAACGATGCTCACGCTTCTCGAATTTTCCAAGCTGGTCCAGTCTCCGCTCGCCAGCGGCGTCATCGAGACCTTCGCCAACGTGAACCCGGTGTTGGAGCGGCTGCAGTTCATCAATATCCAGGGCAACAGCTACAAGTATAACCAGGAAAAGACATTGCCTGGGATCGGCTTTCGTGGCTTCAACGAAGGCTATGCCGAAAGTGTCGGTGTCCTGAACCCGCAGACCGAAAGTTTGACCATTTGCGGTGGCGACTCTGATTATGATGTTGCGCTGGTAAAGATGGGTGTGGGCAGCAACAATGCCCGCGCGATTCACGACGGCCTGAAGTCGAAGGCCCTCTCTCTGGCGTGGCTGAAGACGTTCTTCTCTGGCGATACTTCGGTTGATCCGAAGGCTTTCGACGGTCTGGAACGCCGGTTGACCGGGGGCCAGGTTATCGACGCCGGCACGTCCGGTGGGGCCGCGCTTTCGCTCGACAAGCTCGACGAACTGCTGGACAGCATTCGCGGCGACAACAAGTGCCTGTACATGAACCGTGCCCTGCGTCGTCAGACGAACAAGCTGATGCGGGCCGCTGGGCAGGCAATCGAAACCGTTGCTGACGGGTTCGGTCGCCAGTTGCTGAGTTACGGCGGCGTGCCGATTGCCGAAGTGGATGAAGACCATACCGGCTCTCAGATTCTGGGATTCACCGAGAATGACGGCGCTGGAAACCTCGATACTTCGAGCATCTATGCCGTTTCTTTCGGTCCCGACAAGCTGTTCGGCATTCAGACCGAAGAAATGTCGGTTCGTGACTTGGGAGAACTGGACTCGAAGCCGGCCTTCAGGACGCGCATCGAATGGTATTCCGGGATGGTCCCGAGCCATCCGAAGTGTGCGGCCCGCCTGCGCTGGATCAATGCCCCGGCCTAACCAAGGATCACCATCATGACGTTCCGGCCCTATGATACTGCCCTGGTCCTGAAGGCCCCCGGCGGCTCCGACATCACCAGCACAGCGGCGGAAACCGCAATCGCGCTCCCCGTTCGTTCCGCCGGCCTGTTCAAGGCGGTCATCACCGCCACGAAGGTGGACCGCACCACGGGCGATGAAACCTACGTCATCGCCATCGAGACGGACTCGGCAGTCGGCTTCCCGTCCTCCGTCACCGTGGGATCGGTGAGCATCACCGCTGCGGGCATGTATGAAGTCCTGCTGAGTGGCGACGGCATCGCGGCGCTGGATGCCACCGCCGCCGCTGTGCGGGTGAAGGCGACCTTGAGCGGCACCACGCCGATTCTGAACTACCACGCCTTCATCACGCCAGCTTCGTAAGACGCGGGTGGGTGCCCGGTCGGCGGGTGCCGCAAGGCAGTGCCGGACCTGCCCAGCCGAAGGTGGCAGGACATGAAGAAACAGCGGCTCGCCGGGGTGTCTGTCTCCCCAGACAGCCCCGGCCATTCCCTTCCCGATAGGTGCCCATCATGGCGATTACGGTTGGCACAGATAGCTTCCTGTCTGTCGGCGATGCCGACAGCTACATGGCTGCCCGCCTCTACTCCACGACCTGGAGCGGTGCGACCACCTCCGATAAGGAACGGGCACTGCGGATGGCGACATCCATGCTGTGTCGGGAGAAGTGGCAGGGCAGCATCACCAGTCAAAATCAGTTGCTGTCATGGCCCCGGCAGGGGGCGATTGACGCGGAAGGGCGCGCCATCGCCAGCACCGTCATTCCGCAGCCCGTGCGCGATGCGACGGCTGAGTTGGCGCTTGCACTACTGGGCGAGAACCTCACCGAGAATGACGGCAATCGTGGGGTCCGCGCCGTGACCGCTGGCAGCGTGAAGGTCGAGTACGCGGGCGCTGCGCCCGTCCGACGGCTCCCCGATCTGGTACAGGCCATCATCGCCCCGTTGCTCACCCCGCCCGGCGGCACGACGCAGAATTCTGTTGCGATGGTGTTCTGATGGCTTCTCCGCTCAAAGGCCCCATCGCCAAGATCGTTGGGCAGTCCCTGAAATCAACCCTCTATCCCATAGCCGTGAACAAGGTGACCGGAGGCGGCGAGTATGACCCGGAAACCGGTGGGGTGACGCAACCGACCATTACCGCCTATGCCTGTCGCGGCTTCGTGGACTCCTATAGCAGCTATGAAATCGCCAACGGCATCGCCCAGCCGACCGATCGCAAGGTGCTGATCCTGGCAACCACGCTGGCTATCACGCCGAACCCCGCAACCGATACCGTCGCCGCCAACGGTGCCACGTTGACGATTATCAGCGTGCGCAGCGACCCGGCTGGCGCGACCTGGGAGCTGCAATGCCGATGACCACTGAATCGCACAATGCCAGCCGGGATGCCGAACTGGCGCAACAGGTACTTGAATTGCTGGCCGCTGGCGTCTCCGCTGGTGCCATTCAACGACAGACCGGCTTGCCGAAGCTGATCATCACCCGCGTGAGCCGACTGGCCGCCGCTGCGGCTGCATTACAGCGTGTTCTCCAGGGGCGAGAATCCGTTACGGATGCTTACAAATCTACCATTGGATGAACTACCTCGATCGAGCATCTCCCCATCGCTGAGGCTAGAATCAACTCACGATCTGTTGGTCTGGCTTCCAAACTGTCGTCCTGTTTGAAATTCGGGACATGTGGTGTAGTCGCATAGTAAAATTGA